GGATGTTCTGACACATCAAAACGAGGAACAGCTGATCCATCAGCCGCATCGCATCGAGGTCGGCGCTGTGCTGGGGTGCGGCGTAGAGGCCGTGAATTCCGGGACAAAGATTGCCGATGTTTGCCTCGCAAACGTCATAGCTACCATCCAGCTTCACGACTAAGTTAAAGACCGGCTTCTGTGTATTCTCCGGGCGCCTTGTCCCAACCGTTGGGAACTTGAAAGGCATCCACTCGTGCATGCACGCTTGGCATTGGTGCGTCTTATGTGCCCGCGTCGCCCATTCTCCTTCGTCGATATGCTGCTCGCCGCACGCAGGGCAATTTATCTCGATAGGTATCGGCTTCAGATCGTCGCTCATTTCGGTTGAGCCTCCTTGTTCGCGGCCACTTCATATCGCTCATCACCATATGCCTCATGCGCATAAGTGGCGGGGAATGCGCCGCGTGTTCCTTCTTCAACGAAGTGGTACCAGAAGCCGTCGCGAGCGGGCGTTTGTTTTACCCAACGGTGTGACGGCATGCCTAGCGGCCAGTCGTAGCCTTCCTCGCGCACCTTGCGCATGAACTCGTGCGGGTCATGGTGACCGCGCGACATGACGATGTAGGTATCATCGCCAGCGTTCTCAATTTCGAGCGGATAGCTTTTCACCGTTGAGCCTCCTTGTCGGCTGCGGCGAGTAGGGCGCGAACCGTCGTTTCGTAGTATTTCCAGCCGCCTTTCTTGAGGATCCCGGCGACCTGCTTGAGTGCTTCCTTCTGCATGCCTGTCAGCGCACGCGTGGCGATAGGGGCGGCGTAGAGCTTCGTGCCGATAGGAAGCCTGTCCATCGCGCTCGTGTCGGTCCATCGAATGGGGTTCGCCATCAATTCCCCAATGCGGGGACCCACTTCCGCCACCGCCTCACTCTTGCCGCCCTCGTCGCAGCCTGCCGACAGTGCGGTGTATGCCCTGATGCCCCACTCATTGAGGCGCGATACGTCATCCTCGTTGTAGTTGGACATGTTCAGTTCGATGTAGTCGTTCAACAGGTCATCCCCGCCTGCCTGCTCCTCGCCCTTGTCTATAGCAGCGCGGGCGGCGGATTTAAATTTAGCGATGATTTCGTGGAACACGGAAGATACGTCAGACTCCCGATGATCGTTTAGCCATTCTTCAAATTCGCCCTCACTCTTGCCGCCCTCGGCTAGAAGGGCGCGCAGTTCTCCGACTCGAACCGTGTAGGCTTCGTCGTCCAAGTAGTCCTTCAAATCGTTGAGCGTTGTCATTTCTGTTCCTCAATAGCGGCACGAATTTCATTTGCGCACGTCAATGCGCCTTGCATGGCAGCAGCGACAACTCGATTACGCTTCTTACCCGTGTCTATGCTGGCGGCCCACTTTTCGCAAATCTTTGCGGCCTCTTCGAATGACTCGCTCTTGCCGCCCTCGGCGCAGCCTGCAATGTGCTCGATCAATGAAAGCTGGTCGCGCTTCCAGTCCTTCTCGTCGTGGACGTATCCAAAACGCTCACACAGAAGTCTATGGAAGTTCTGGAAGTCTCCTTCGCCCCCGCCTGCTGATCCGTCTGCGCGGTCATTGGTATTGGTCATGTTGTCCTCTATGCGGCCGCGCGTTGTGCGAGCGGTGAGTTAGCCTGGAATACTGCTCGTGCGAAACCCATGGGGGTCGCGCTTCTGAAGTCGGCGCGGTCATCGGATGGCGGCGCCGTGTGAATCCGGTTATCGGGCTTCGTGCCGACGAGTTCGGGGGCCGGGTTCTGCGCGGGCATCACGAATCCGCCACCGACCCAAAGGCATGTCTGTTTCGTGTAATGGTCACCGAGTTCGAATCCGGTGAAGTGATGCGGGTGGAACGTGTGATCGGGCTTTCGCCAATAGGTCGAGATCGTGCTGACCGGGTTCTCGATCAGGTACGGGGCGCCGCTTGTCTCTGCGAACTCAGCGGCCGTCGCGAACATCTGCACTGACTCAGCCAGAGATCGCAGCCCCTTCCCTTGGAACCAGCGCGCACCAGAGACAGCCAGGTGAGTGCAGGGCGGGAACGCGAACACGATCGCGATACGTCCGGTCACGATCGGCGCTCGGTGCATCAGGTCGAACGGAACGAACATGATCGAACCGGCACCGACGCGCTCGAACCGCGGATGCTCATGCGCGATGTCGTAGCAGACGCATTCGTATCCGGCTTCAGCCCACGGGCGCACCATATTTCCAGTCTTGTCGAAAAGGCTGATAACAATCCCGTTCACTTCTCGCTCCTTGCGATCAGCACTTTGCCGATCCTGATTTGTACCCGCTCGCCTGAGCACTGCGCGAACAACGCTGCTACTGATGACGCAGCCGAATGCAGCTGATCTCTCGTCGGCATATTTGCGTTGCATAGCGCTCGTAGGTGCGTGAGAGCGGCGGTCTTTGTGGGGGTCATGCGTCTTCGCACCTATCTAGCGGGCAATGCCGTCCCGATCTCTTCGGCTCGTTGTCTAGGATCTGAGGGCATCCAACGTGGCTGCAATCGCCATCTCGTGCGGCTGCGCATCGCTTGATCTCTGCTGTCAGACCGCGCCATTTGTCGCCACTCGCTCCGAAGACCGATTGATAGCCATCGCGCGTCCTCCATTGCTCCCCTGTCCATACCAAGAACCCCGGATGAGGCGGAGAGTTGTCGAAATAAAGCTCGATCTCATAAAGACCGATTCGAACAGGCTTGATGCTTTCCGGATACCAATCGGTCTTCTCGCTCATGTTCATCTCTCTATCGTGTCCGGCGCGGTGCGCTCAGATAATCCGGCCGTGGTGACCGTTGAAGCGGCGGCGCAGATCCTTCAGGGCCTCCGCGCGAGTGCCGTACCAGCAGGCATAGCCGCCGCGTTGATCAGGGCCCTGGAATCGAATAATCCAGTCGTCGCCCTTGCTGGTTGCTACGTGCCGCACGTCGCGTTCTATGAACCAGCGGCGGGTTTTCTTCTCGCTCATTCCATTTCTCCAGTTACCGGCCACTTCACATTGCGCCGCGCTTCTTCTACCCATTCCTGCTTTCTCCGTGCTTTCTTTGCTCCGTGGATAAACGCACACACGCAGCCGCACAGAAACGCCCATAACAGGGCGATAAGCATCGTTTCCATCACGTCATCCCATTGCATCGAACGACGGAGCAGCGCTCGATCTGTGCCGCCCGGTAGTCCATTTCGGCGCCAAGGGCGACGTAGGCGCTCGCTACGATCAGCGTTATCGCCCAAATCTTTAAAATCCCCATCACGCACCTCCCGCGGCGAAGAAGACAACCAAGTACCAAAAGCATCCGATCCCTACGCCGGTCAGGCCGACGAGCAGCCCGTTTTTCTGAGCGATGGTCATTTCTTCCCCCATGCTGCTTGATACAGTTCGTCTTTCTGATCTTTCAGGGCGGCACATGTCTCGGATGCCGACATCAAGACTTCGCACAGATGAGCAGCAGCTTTCAAATTTTCCTGTGCGATTTCCTGGTTGGTGGATTGCAGCGCGTGCCGAAGGTAATCGCAGGCCTGCTGAGTCCACGACTGAACAAGCGACATCTGCGTCTTGTGCTCGCTGTTCACCGTCGCGTATTGACCGCGCGCCAGGATCAGTGCGGCATCGACTGTCGAGAGGTCCATCATGCTGGCACTCCCTGCTTCAGTTCCTTCTTGCGCTTGGAGTAGTCAGCGAGCAGTTCCGCGCGCTGCTTCTCCGTCACCTTGCTCTTGCCGATTCCGTCGCCGATCCGCGTAAGCGCATCAATGTCTTCAGCCTCGCGAATCGCCACCTTGAAATCGGCCATTTCGCTTTCGCTCAGGCTTTCAGGCGGCGGCTCGTCGTCGTCCTTGTGCAGATCGCCCTTGTGCCACAGGTCCAGAGCCGCACCGAAGCGCATTGCTGCGTTCCGCAGCGCGTCGCCAATGCGTTCCTTCATGGCGTCAGGCCCGGTCTTGCCTTGTGCGTCACCGTAGCCAAGACGCGTCACGCCGCAGACCGTCAGGCGAATCCACATGCCGCCTTGCTGGTCGAGCAAGGGAAGCCCGTCAGCACCGAACGCGACCGGCTCCCACGACCACTGCTCGTCGCAGTTCAGCAGGCGATCCGTAAGGGCCGCATGGCCTACGTACGACAGATGGACAGCGGGCAGACCGTGATACCCGCCGCACTCAGGGCATTTGCCCTTGGGCGAATCCTTCTTGTACGGCTTAGGCAAAAGGCTGATCTGATGCTCCGGGAAGGGTTCTCGAAGTAGTTGCAACCCTGTCTTTTTCGTCGTTTCCATGATTTCGTCTGTTTTGTTCGAACCAAGACAGCCAATCCGCTGCCTGCTCTTCTTCCCATGCTTGCCACATCTGGTCGTCGTCTTCCACGCTCCCTCCTGTAGGACAACTGACCGCAAGGCACTGAAGGATAAAAGCTGCTTGCAACTTGTATCGATCAAAACCCTGCGATTTCCTGCTATTCCGCGTCGTGCCCATCGCGCCAGTCTGTTACCTTGTCGGCGAAGTCGAACAGATGCCACCACGTCTCTTTGTTCATCTTGATCTGGAACATGTCGATGTCCGGGTTCAGATCCGACACAGCCATCACCTCGTCGCCGAAGTCATCCGTCGACACTTGGATGGACACATAAGGCCGCGTGTCGTAGTAGGGGCTAATCTGCATCGCTCACCTCAGTTCGGTTTGTCGGTCCATCCGGTCAAACTGCTCGTCGGAGTGGTCGTCGTCTGCTTCGTACTCGTCGTCCAGCTCGTCCAACTCCTTGTCGTACAGATAATCGCCAAGCCGGGTCACGAAAAAGGGCGTCACGTTCATTGCCGTTCCTCGAAGATCGTGTCGCAGATGAACAGCAGCAAACAGAAGGCAGCCAGAACAATCACGATGTTCGAGTCCATCTCAGCAGCCCTCCCGAACATCCGCCACGCCTTCAGCGATCAGGTTCAAAGCGACCTCGCGGAGAAGGTGCTCGGTAAGGGCACCCGCCCCACCTTCGGCCAAGCGCTTCAACTCGATCAGGTCTTCGGCTAGCGTGCTCATGACGGCTCCTTAAGCGAACCACTTCTTTACGAACGTCTTGGCTTTTGCGAGGGTGTCAGCACATCCGACGTAGCCTTCGCCCGTTTCGCTAGTGAAGATTTCCCACACACCGATTTCCTCATCAAAGATCGCCCAAGCCACGTCGCCGTTGCTGGTTTCGATGCGTTGCGGGTGGAAAACTAATTTCATTTGGCTTCTCCTCGTCTCGTTTGCGCTGTTCGTTCAGTGCATGGATGTACTTTACACAAGCAACGCTTGTAATGCAAGAGGCTCTTGCAAGAGAGAGCAAAATTTTTTTAGCGCAGCCGCTCTAACATTGCGCGACGCAACAAAAAACCCCGCTCAAGGCGGGGTTCTTGGGGCGCTTACTTGTACTGTTATTCGACTTCGATCGACATCGGGCAGATCGTGCCGAAGGGATAAAGCTTGGTGAATTCTTGGCCGCTGTATTGGAAGTGGCAGCGGACCACGGTTTGTCCAGTCACGGTCTGCACCAGCTCTTGCTGGCCGGTCGAATATGCCGTGACGGCGAACGCGTGCGCATTTGTCGCGGCAGCGACGGCGATTATCGAGGCGGTTATTTTCTTCATATGATTACATCCGGTGTTTGATTTTACGGGCCGGGACGTAATGCGCAACGTAGTACATCCAGGTGATTTCCTCCGGCTGGTAAAGGAGAGTCCCGGGCTCATTATAGGAGGCGAACTGTATGCCTCCGCGGCGTGAAATGAGACGCTTCAACATGGTTTCGCCGGTGTTCAGCCGCACCAGCACGTCATCTTCGATTTCCGGCGCCGTGCCGGGCTCTACAAAGGCGAAGTCGCCAGGATTGAACTTCGGAACCATCGAAGTTCCGACAATTGGCGATAGAAAGGCATGCGGATCGGTCGTCGCCAACTCCGCATACTCATCGGTAGCTCCCACTGGATAATCCCCATCCGTCCAGATTCGTTCAGGTAATCCGCCTTGCGCTCGACCAACCACGAACACACGTCGGAAGTTTTTAACGTCTACAGAATAGCGCAATGGCACAGCCTGCGCGCTACTTTCGGTAACGTTTGCGCCTTCAGATTCCGTCGATACGGAAGATTGACCTATTTTTGTCTGCCCCGATTCGCCGAATAGGAGGTATTCCCGGGTTGTATTCAGTGCTTCAGCAATTGCTTCAATTCTTTTTATGCTCGGCGTCGTTTTCCCTTTTTCCCATTGCTGGATGGTCTGCCAGGAGACGTCGAGACGAGCAGCCAGAGCCTCCAACGAGAGGCCTCTGTCTGCCCTAAGTTCTTTGATTCTGGTGTGAATGGTTGTCATGTGCGCCATCCTATCTGCAAGTGATTCTTGCGAAAATGCAAGAGGTGCTTGCAACACAAGCGACACTTGTATAGAATGGTTTCCATGCACACCACCATCAAGTCCGTCATGACCCAAACCAACGATTCTCTCGAACGTGCCATTAAGCACTTCGGAACCTTGAGCGCGATGGCCCGGGCTCTGGAGCTGTCCGGGTACCAGGTCATCCAAGAGTGGCGGAAGCAAGGTCGCGTCCCGGCTGAGCACTGCTCCGCCGTCGAGGCGCACACCGGCGTCATGAGCGAGACGCTCAACGACCGGATCGACTGGACCTACTACCGGCGCACCGGAAAGATCGGCGCCTGATTTCCTTCTGGCTAGCTTCATGAGCCGGATCTTCTTTTGCGTCAATTTCATGTTGTTCTTTTTTTAACGAAAGGAGGTAAAGCAATGTCGCGCAAGTCATCGCAGTTCTGCAATGAAGTCAAAGCGAAGCTCAACGATCGGACTTATGAAGGTCTCCGCGCCTATATGGCAATCCATGGCATCGAGTACATGTCTACGGCGCTCGAACGTGTCGCGACGTTGTTTCTCTTTGGCACTGTTGGCACTTTGCCCGCAAACCTTGTTGATGTCAGTTCGCAGCAAGCCGTCGTAAGGAACGCGGAGCACGCATGACCATCGGTAATTCCCACCTTCCGGCCGAACTTCCGTTTCCCGAAATGGAGAAATTGGTGCTCGATGCCGTGCAGATGGGCGTATCGATACAGCAATACGTCGGATATCACGTTCTCCGCTCAGCATTTGGGGCGTCGCATCCGGTGGTAGCAGCTTTTGAGCAAGGCTTGGTAGGGAACGGCGGGGCCTAAATAACGAAACGGTCGACCACGATCGGATGAAGAAGTAAATAAAAGTTGCCGTACGAGGCGCCTTCTATTTTCTCCTTTTAGTTCTACTAACGCCCTCCCGGGCGGTAGAGGTCCCTATGGCTGGTGATTGGATCAAGATGCGCGTCAACTTGGTAACGAACCCCAAGGTGATGGCCATTGCTGAATATCTCGCGGAGCAGAGCGAATTTCAGGACTGGTCAACGCTTTCGGGGTTCATTCCAGGCTTTGGCGACGATGAAAAGGCATTGCGCAACGAGCGTTATGCCGCGTTACGCGTAACGCGTTACGTAACGGTGTGTGCGTTGCTTCGTTTTTGGGGTTACGCAAACGAGCATTGCCGTGATGAATTCATCGAATTCATGAGCATCGAGGACATCGACGAGATCGTCCAAATTCCGTGTTTCGGGTCTGCTCTTGCGACCGTTGGCTGGGTCATCCCTAGTGAGGGCGGCGCAGGCATCAACCTTCCGAACTTCAATGAATTCAACGCTGCCGCCATCGATAGAACGAGCTCGGCTGAGCGTCAGAAGCGTTACCGCGAGCGTAAAAAGGAGGCGTCTTGTGACGCTTCCGTCACGGATGATAGTGACGTAACGCGTGACGTAACTAATAACGCTAGAGAAGAGAAGAGAAGAGAAGAGAAGAAAGAAACAAAAACACGCGCTCCGCGCTTCGATGCGCAAGCGCATCTCGAATCTCTCTCTGTTGACTCTTCGATCGCTAGAGACTGGCTTGAACTCCGCAAAGCAAAAAAGCTTCCCGTGACGGAGACGGCGGTGGATGGCGTGGTACGGGAAGCCGAGAAAGCGGAACTCTCGCTTGATGACGCTTTGAGGATTTGTTGTGAGCGCGGGTGGGCCGGGTTCAACGCTAAGTGGTTGGACGACAGCGGTTCGTCGCGATACAGCCGGCAACCAGAAACCACATCGGAGAAATACCTGTGATCGCTTCAAACGCTGCCCCGATCGTCGAAATGCGCAAGCACGGCAAACAACCGGCCGCTTGGGTGCTGGTTTCCTTTGTCGGCAAGGTCAAGCAGGACGACGGCTTCACCACGTACGCCGCGCCTGAGAACGAATACGACTGGCGCTGGATCGTCGGGCTCGATGTGATCGTGTTCGGCCGGAAGGGCCAAGGGATTGCTCACCAGCTGAAGGCCATGCGTAATGAGCAGCCGAAAAGCCTGTCGCTGTGGGACGTGGACGCGAAGACCGGCGCCGAAGTGCATTTCGACTACCCGGCTACGCACGCTCAGGCGCATCGGAAGGCCATGAACAAGACGGTCGCAATCGAGCTTGACCCGTGGGCCGACTGGCAGATCAAGGAATTTTTCGGGATGGGGTTCTGACATGCGGATTATCGACGGCGACACGATCAACCTGGCCGACTATATGGCCGAGTCGGAAGACGTGCACAAGATCCGGCCTGCGCGGGAATGGGCGCAAAGCGTGATCGACGCGCTGTACAGCCGCTCGCTGCATCCGATCGTTCAGCTCGGCTGGATGAAGTGCGAGGGGCATTTCGAGTTCCGGGCTGGCGAACTGACGATTTGGGGCGGTATTAACGGGCACGGGAAGTCGATGCTTACCAGCCAGGTAGCGCTTGACCTGTGCGTTCAAGACCAGCGTGTCTGCATCGCCTCTCTTGAGATGAAGCCGGAAAAGACGATGCTTCGCATGGTCAAGCAGGCTTTCGGCTCTGGCCGGCCGGATAGCGAGTTCATCCGCGGCATGCACGGTTGGACCGATGGTCGCCTCTGGCTCTATGACCATACCGGCAGCGTGAAGCCTCAGAAGATGCTCGCGATCGTTCGATACGCCGTCGAGAACTTCGGAATTCAGCATTTCGTGATCGACAACCTCATGAAGTGCGTCCCGGGCGATGACGACTACAACGGCCAGAAAGATTTCGTGAACTCGCTGACAGCGATCGCGCAAGACACCGGCGTGCACATCCACCTGATCGCGCACGTGAAGAAGGGCGGCAGCGAGTACGACCGACCGGGCAAGTTCGACATCAAGGGCAGCGGATCGATTACCGACCTCGCGGACAACCTTTTCATTGTCTGGCGTAACAAGCGCAAAGAGGCAATCGCGATCGACAAGCTGAAGGTGAAGCCGGATGAGAAGCGCGAGGCTTTGCTTGACCCGGATTGTTACCTATCGATCGAGAAGCAGCGCAACGGCGATTTCGAGGGTGTGTTCGGATTCTGGTTCGATAACCAGTCGATGCAGTACGTCGAGAGCAACGGACAGCATCCGCGCCGGTACCACGTAGACGGAACGGGCGTTCCGCTGGAGGAGTTTTGATGAAAGTGTCACCTGAATTTTTGACCGATCTTCGTTATCTGTCTGCCATCTACGCGTGGACTGAGGCAATGAAGAAGCATGTTCGGGAGTCGGTGAAAGCCCACCCGAATGAGTTCATCCAGTTTCTTTCATCTTTGGCTGCGGCGCATCGGAAGGGTTACGAGGAATCAGAGGGCCGCGGTCTGGCGGTCTGGTGCGCTACGAACGGTGTTGCTCATCCGTATGTGGGCGAGCTTGAGGAGACGGAGGACTGATGCGCAGGGCGGCCAAGATCGATGCGAATCAGCCGGACATCGTTGCAGCACTCCGGAAGATCGGGGCTCAGGTGGTTCCAACGCATACGGTAGGGCAAGGATTCCCAGATTTGGTTGTGTGTTTCAGGGGGCGAACCCTCCTGATGGAAGTGAAGGATGGGTCGAAACCGCCTAGCGCGCGGAGGCTGACCCCGGATCAAGAAGTGTTTCATGCGGCGTGGTCGGGCGAGATAGCGGTTATCGAGTCGATCGAACAAGCGATTAGCGTTTTAACGGGAACGGGGGTTCCAAATGGAAATGAAGTGGACTGAGGAAGAAAACGAGATCCTGCGAAAGTTTTGGCGCAGCGATAAGCCTGCTGACGAGGCGGTGAAGGCTCTGCCTGGGCGTACGTTGTCGGCCATCAAGCATCACGCCCAGAAGATCGGCGTTGCGAACCGCAAGCCGGGGCAGGTGGCTTTCATCGAGAAGGGAATCATTGCCCTGATGAAGAAGAACGGGCCGCTCTGCTCGATCGAGATGGCCGCCATGCTGCTGTGCGACAACCGACAAGTCGATTCGTACATCCGGAAGATGCGCGCCAAGCGGAAGGTGCACGTTGCGGGATACATCGAGACACGCGGCGGCCACCTGTCGAAGCGTTGGGCGATCGGAAACCTTCCGGATGCTCAGTATCCATCCAAGGAAGAGCGGGATTGTATCCCTGTGGCTGCTGTCGCAGCTCGGCCCGTTCGGAGCAGCATCATCGCCCGAGACCCGCTCACCGCCGCGCTGTTTGGCATGGCTGCATAACTTAAGAGAGAAACAAAATGGCATACGACAACACGAACCGCGGCACCCTCGGCAAGAACCAGCGTCGCGAAAAGGACACGCATCCGGAATACACCGGCCAGATCGACGTTAACGGCGTTGGCTACTGGCTGTCGGCATGGGTCAAGGAAGGTCAGAACGGCAAGTTCTTCAGTCTCGCCATCAAGCCGAAGGAAGAGGCCGCTGCAAAGCCGTCGAAGGCCGCGCCGGCCGACGATATGGACGACGACATTCCGTTTTAAGGAGCCGCGCGATGATCCCTGACAACTTCGACGCGTACTTCGCCGTCATGGGCGTGAAGCGCCGCGACTGGACCCAACCTGTACCGGTGAAATCATGAACGGTCGCGAGCAATTCGAAGCGAACTACGAAGAGCGGAAGCTTGCGCTCCTGTCGTCAGTGAAAGAGGCGCATTGGCAGACGTGGATGGCCGCGCAGGAGGCGATTCTGTCGGCGCATGGCCCGGCTATTGAGATGCGGGTGCTGAGAGAACCGGAGTTCTGCACGAAGAATTGCAAGATTCTGTGCCAGAACTCGAAGCACGGCGTATGCGATGGGGCGCCCCAATGAGCACGAATGCCTGCAACGGTTGCGGCTCAAGCGGCACGATCCCGCACACGCACGATTGCCTGTTCGGCCACTTTCTCGATTACCAGAACTGGCGTGAACTCTCGTGGGCGACGAAGCAACTGTTGCGCGTCGCTTATGAGCATGGGATGCGGGAGGGGGCGAAGAGTTGCACGTGCGTTGCCGAGGCTCGCAGGGTTGACAAGATGATCGATGATGGGTGGTCGAAATGAGCGATCGTCGGGTTTTCAAACTGGTCAATGAGACGGTGCGCCGCAACGCTATCAGTACGGTGGCGCGTGCCAAGGATGGCTTTGTGGTCGAGATAAAGCCGGCAACTCGAAGCCTAGATCAGAACGCGCGGTTTTGGGCCATGCTCGGCGAAATTTCGGAGCAGGTCGAGTGGCACGGGCAGAAGTTGAAGCCTGAGGACTGGAAACACGTGTTCTCGGCATCGCTCAAGCAGCAGCGAGCAGTGCCGGGGCTCGACGGCGGTTTCGTGGTGCTCGGGCAGTCCACCAGCAAGATGACCGTGCGGGAGATGGGCGATCTGATGGAGATCATGACCTGTTTCGGCGCAGAGCGCGGGGTCAAGTTCTCTTGGGGCGCCGAATGAAAATCCATATGGGCGCATGGAAACGCAACAGCACGGGCGCCGCAAAGCAGGAAACCGTGCGATCGGTGAGATTTTACGGGAGCGAATGATGGCAGCGCGCTTGATTGGATGCATCCCCAAGCCGCAGACCTTCCGCTCGGAGAAGTTGCGCCGGGCGGTCGCTGATCTGCCGTGTCAGGCGTGCGGACGGGAAGGGTTCACCCAGGCTGCGCACGCCAACATGGGGAAGGGGATGGGGATCAAGGTATCCGACGCGCTTGTCGCGGCTCTCTGCACCAAATGCCATTCGGAACTGGATCAGGGCGGCAAGATGAGCAAAGTCGCGCGCCGTGAGTTCGAAGCTGAGATGGTACTGAAGACTTATGTCGCATTAATAGAGGCGGGCGTCATCGGTGTGTTGAAATGACGTGTAAAATATGCATACCTAAATATTTTGGGCGGAGATGGCCACTCGAAAGCATAAAGAGCCGGTAGTGGCACATAACTGCGGCAATTGTCGGCATGTAGGCGTCTCGATGGGAACTACATGCTGCAAGCGCTTTCCGCCAGTTCCGGTACTAGATCCCGAAGCAGGAGGAATTGTGGCTCATTACCCCGCAGTAGAGAAAGACGACAAGTGTTCGGAGTGGGCTCCGGTCCTCGCATCATGACGGACCAGAACTTGCGCCAGTGGGCGACCGACCGGGAACTGGAGTTCCTTGATGCCATCGAGGCTAACGGAACCAGGACGAAGGCGGCTAAGAAGCTTGGTGTGCATCACAGCACCATCATCGGCGCCATCAGCAACTTGGAGAAGCGCGCGGCGAAGGCTGGATACTCGCCGACGCACGACATGACACACACGGTTCCTGACGGCTTCATGGTCAAGGGCGTGTCGACGCTCTATAACAAAGACGGCAAGCCGACCGCGCAGTGGGTAAAGAGCGCAGTGGACTCGGAACGCCAAGCCGAGATCATGCGCGAGGCGTTCGGGGCGATGGCAGACAGCCTGCCCCGCCTGGCGCCGATCAAGCGGCCGAAAGAAACCATCGCCAACCTGTGCAACCTGATTGTCTTCACTGACTACCACATGGGGCAACTCAGTTGGCACCGTGAAGGCGGCGCCGATTGGGATCTGAAGATCGCGGAAAGCCTGTTGCGAGACAGTTTCATCCACATGGTTGAAACGGCGCCACAGGCGAAGACCTGTATTTTGACAATACAGGGTGATTTCCTGCACAGCGATGGTCTGCTGCCCCTTACGCCGGCGCACAAGAACGTGCTGGATACGGATGGGCGGTTCTCGAAGATCGTCGCATCTGCCATTCGCGTATTGCGTCAGCTGATCGACCATGCGCTCGCCAAGCACGAAACGGTGCATCTGGTGATGTGCGAAGGGAACCACGACGAGGCGAGCTCGGTTTGGCTGCGCCAGATGTTCGCCGCGCTGTATGAGAAAGAGCCGCGGTTGACGGTGAACGACTCTGAGTTGCCGTTCTACGTGCACCAGCACGGCGAGATCATGTTGGGATTTCACCACGGCCACAAGGTGAACAACGAGCAGCTTCCAATGCTGTTCGCGGCGCAATTCCCGAAGGTATGGGGAGCGACGACCAAGCGTTACGCCCATTGCGGGCATCGGCACCACGTCGACGAGAAGGAATACAGCGGGATGATCGTTACGCAGCATCCGACGCTCTCCGCTCGGGATGCACATTCGGCGCGTGGTGGCTACATCTCGCAGCGTGCAGCGTCGGCAATCACATATCACGAGAAATTCGGCCAGGTGGCAAGAACGATCGTCACGCCGGAAATGTTCGATAGCGCGGAGTCAGTGAAATGATAATGAAAGAATCAAATAGCGCAGCATGGATGGTCGAAGTCAAGAAGCGCATCAGCCGTCTGGATCAAATGACCGCGCAGGGTGGAAGCGACGCGGCATGGAACGAGGCGCATGAGTTGGTGGCGGCTGCTCAGATCTTGCGGGATGAGATCGCGGTGGAAGCGAAGCGGAAGCAAATCTAAAACGGATTGCAATAGGAAAGAATCGTGCCAGGACGACCGAAAGGCTTGCCGAAGACGGGAGGCCGTCAGAAAGGATCACTGAACAAAACGACGGTCGCCGTCAAAGAGGCGTTCCGGAAGGCGTTCGACGATCTTGGCGGGACGGCTGCGCTCGTGACGTGGGCGCAGGAGAATCCGACGCAGTTCTATCAGCTTTACTCGAAGCTTATCCCGACCGAGATAGACGCGACGATCGCGGGGAAGGAAGGCGCGCCGGCTGTTCAGGTCAACATCGTGAAGGCGAAAGGGTGAAGACTCCGCACACAAGTTGTCAGCGAGGAACGCGTGTTCGTGTCGTGCTGCGTGACGGAACCGTAATCGTAGACAAGTTCATCGAGCGTACCGGCAAGTTTGTCATCTTGCAGAACCATAAGCTGAGCGGGCGAGACATCAAGGCTTTCAGCATAAACCGTTGATATATATCCCATTTAAGATAAAATACGCAGGAAACCTAAGTATTCCGGAGCCGATATGACGATTGCCATTTTCAAGCCGATTGCCGACGCGCTCGGGGAAGGCGAGGTTGTGTGGGGAAAGCTCGTGCAAAAGGTAGTCGACGAGATCGAGCACGCCGAGCACATCGCCGCGGGCTGGTTCACGTCGGCGCATGAGGCGTTGGAAGCGGCCGATGTCAAGCCAGAAGAGAAGGTCGACGGCCGCACGAAGGCTGCACGCGACGCTAAGAAGGATGCGTCGTGAGGGCCCCAAAGTCATATTTCGTCCAGGAAGGCATCGCTGAACTCGGCCTGACTTCGGCTGTGTATGACATGGAGCCGGAAGACTTGGAGCGCATCAGCAACCGTCTGGATGCGAATCTGGCTGAGTTGGAGAGCAAGGGCGCGCGTATCCCGGGCTGGTCGTATGCCGATGCGCCGGGCGTTGCGAATCTGTCGACCGAAGTGAACATACCGACGGCACTGGTCAATCTCGTGATTTTGTCCGCTGCGATCGTCGCGGCGCCGAGCATTGGCAAGAACCTGTCATCGGTCACGGTCGCTCAGCTGAAGATCGCGCGGGACAACCTGCTGTACTTCGGCAAAAAAATCCCACAGATGCACCGCAACACGAACATGCCGGTTGGAAGCGGCAATCAGATCTTCGCGGACGGCGTGCAGTTCTTTCCGCAGCGGCCGCCGCAGTTGGACGCAGGCCCGGATTCGCACATGAGCCCGGATATGGAATTGTGGGACGGCAACAACAACATTCCGGGGATGTGATATGGCGACTATCAATAATCTGTCGTTCGACCAGACGCCGAACCCCGCCGATCAGGTCCCGATCTACGCGCAGTCAAGCGGCACGACTCAGCGCACGTCGATCAATCTGCTTTTGCAAGTGCTGAATCAACTACCGACCGTGCAACCGGCTGCGGGCTCGGGTGAGCTGTGGATCGACACGACGGCCGGCAACGTAATCAAAGTCGCGCTCTAGGAGCACACATGTACGTTACCGCAGTCAGTCCGCTGAAGACCAAGCACCTCGTCACCGCAGCCACGACCAACGCAAGCATGCTGTCGGCCTTTCCGAGCGATCTGGACGGCATCAGCGGATGGGCGACGGTCACGTGCTACCTGAAGATTTTCGATCTGGCGAAGGCGCCGACGCTCGGAACTGATCTGCCGATGATGACGGTCATGCTGCCGGCGAACGTGCAGGTATTCGCCAATTTCGGCGTGAAGCCTCTGTCGCTGAAGAACGGGCTGGCGATCGCGGTGACGCTGAACCCGGCTGACAACGACGCGACGGTGCTTGCCGCGGCCAACACGTCGGGCGTCGACATCTTCTACAGCCCGAGCAACGCGAATCCCTGATGGCACAAGTCCCGCTCGCCAACGTCCAAGCTCTGCCGATCCCGTTGATGACGGGAGGCACGAGCACGACTGACGATGGCAATGTGCAGGGCAGTTTCGCGGTCAATCTGAAGCTGCGCCAGATCCCGACGAAGGATAAGCCTGGCACGTCTACGTCGCACGGTGGGCTTTCGGAGTTTATGCCTGCAACGGTGACGGGCGAGTCTGACCGCGGCGGATGGCTGTGGAACGGCATCATGTACCGCGTGCAGGGCGCATCGGTCTATTCGTACACGACGGATGGCGTTCGGACGAAGATCGGCACGGTGGCGAACGATGGACTGCGTTGCCGGCTCGACAACAGCTTCGACTTCCTGCTGATCGTCAGCGCGGGCAACCTCTATTACTACACGCCGAATGGGTTCAGCCACGCAACGGCTGCGGCTGTAGCTTCTGGCGGTACCGGATACAACGTTGGCGACACGATCACTCTTGGTCCGCTCGGCATCAACGCGACGCTCCGTGTGACTGCTGTAACGAGTGGCGCCGTGACGGCTGCGGTAGTTCAGACCGATCCTCAGGTGCTGACGCAGTTCGTACCGCCGAATCCGGTTCCGCAGGTTCTTTCGAGTGGCGGCGGCACAGGCGCATCGTTCAATGTGACGTTTGCGAGCCTCGGCAACTTTATCCAGGTCGACATGAGCAAGTCGGCCGGCATCACGCCGATTGTCGACGCGTGCTTCATGGCTGGCTACGTGATGGTCACGGACGGCGTTGACGTCTGGTCCAGCTCGCTGGTCAACCTGACGTTCTTTCCTGGCTTCTTCGGTAGCGCAGAATACGATCCGGACGGCCTCACCTATATTTTCAAGCTGAACAATCAGCTTTACATCGGTGGCCAGCGCACCACGCAGACGATGGCTAACACGGGTGGCAATAACTTCCCGTTCACCGTGCAGCAGTCGTACACGTTCGACATCGGCTGTGTGTCTCGCCAGACGATGTGTTATTTCAATCGCACGCTCGCGTGGATTGGCGGCGGCCGGAACATGCCTAACGGCGTATGGATGCTCAACGGCAACGCGCCGAACAAGATCAGCTCCGCAGCGGTGGACTTCGAACTCGCCAAGCTGACGGAAGAACAGGTCGCGGTGGTGACGCTTGAGGCGATCTCGTTTGAAGACTCGGAACTGTTGTACGTGCATCTCCCGGACAAGACGCTGGTGTTCGACGCCACTGCGACGGCCGGGCTCGGCGTGAAGTTCTGGACGCAACTGAACAGCGGAGCCGAAGCGAATGCTTTCTATCGGGCTCGTAATTTTGTACGTTTCAACGGCATGTGGGCTTGTGGCGATCTGGCTGACAACCGTGTCGGATTCTTGGATAGCACTACTGGCGGTCACTATGGTGCTCCTGTACTGCACCGCACTTCGAGCCCTATGGTTATGTTGCCGCTGGCTTCAGCGGGGCTCAGGTCGGTCGAACTGAAGTGCATCACCGGACAAGCCGGCGACACGTCGCGTATCGCCATGACTTACTCGTCTGACGGCATCAGGTGGTCGCAGACGCGCTACACGCGGGCGGTAACTCGCGGCGGGTACAGCAAGCGCATTCGGTGGCTGCCGGGCGGTCTGACGCGCAACAAGATGCAGGTGCGGATCGAGCACGTGACGACTCAGCATGTGACGTGGTTCGGTCTGGACGTCGAACTAGAGGCGCTTGCGACCTGACATGGGAAACCTAACGCGCGTCCCCCAGATGTACCTGACAGCCGCACTGAACGGCGATTCAGCAGTTGCAGACGCGATCGGGAACGTGGTGAACGGCAGCGCGGCGAACGGGTATGACCCGGTTGTATCGGGCGGATCGGCGACCGCGGTCTATTCGTCGATCGGCACGCAGATTTACGTTGAGATTACGTTGGTCACGTCGGGAGGATTCCCGAGCGTGTCGCTTCCATTTACTCACCAAGGATTGAGCAGCCAGAGGGGCGTTATTCCTGGCATATCAGCCGCAGGTGTCGCAGTAACCGGGGTTGTTGACCCGGATTCGGCGGATCTCAGGTTGTTTCGCTATGACGGCGCAGCGCTGTCAGCAGGAACGTACTTTTTGGCAGGCACATATCAATCTTCGGTGGGGTGACCTATGGTAGCAGCAGCGGTAGGCGCGGGGACTGCCATTGCTGGCATAGCAGGTTCTGCTATGTCTGCGAGCGCGGCGGGCGATGCGGCAGATGCGCAGCAACAAGCAGCGCAGAGCAACCTGCAATTTGCGCAACAGCAATTCAACACGATGCAGGGGCAAATACAGCCGTATCTCGGCGCCGGAAATAACGGGATTGCGGGATATGAAAATCTGATTGGCATCAATGGCAATCAGGCGCAGGGCACAGCGATCAATGAGATCAAGCAGGGTCCGCAATACCAAGGGCTGATGCAGACCGGTAACGAGAACATCCTTGCCAACGCCTCGGCAACAGGCGGATTGCGCGGCAGCAATACGAGCAATACGCTCGCCAACACGTCGATCAATACGCTAAACGGGCTTATCACTCAGCGACTTCAGGGGTACGGTCAGTTGATGGATACAGGCCGCCAATCGATTGCGGCGTCGCAGGCGGCAAGCACCGCCCTAACGAATGGCGTGACAGGGGCAAACAATCAATCGGCCGATGCTCAAGGCATGTTTGACACGTCATTAGCGAATTCATATAACTCCGGTCTTGGGTCGATCACGCAAGGGATCAACCGCTATGCAGACCGTGCATATCAGGCGGCCTAATGTTCGACTTCTCAAACATCGGTAAGGGTATCGATACCCAAATGGGGCAGGCGGCGCAGACGGGTCAGCAGCTTGGATTCAATGATGCCACGATGGGATCGCGCATAGCCGCTACGAATGCAGGAAACGCGGCCACGGTATCAAACGCTGGGCTTCAAGTTGCCAACAACCAGCGTCAGCAGGCGTTCCAGATGGAATCGCAGGCGCTCGCGTCGAATCCGAACGCCTCGCCGGCCGACTATCAGGCGCTTGCGGTCAAGTATCCCGAGTTCGCGCAGACGGTCAACCAGAACACGCAGCAGGCGCAAACGAACTGGCAGAACGTGCGAGCTCGCATGTCGTCGGACGCTGTCAGCACGGTTGCAGGAATGCAGGCACGGTTGCAGGCGAACGATCCGAACGGCGCGCTCGAACTGTTGGAGGCGCGTGCGGTGCGTCAGGAGAACTCTGGCGACGCTCAGGGCGCGGCGACCACGCGCTCATTCGAAGCACTGATCCAGAAGAATCCGCAGGCTGCGATGCAGGTCGCTTCGAGCATCCTGAATTCGGGCAGTGCAAATACAGCGGATCAACTGTATGCGAACCAGAAATCCCAAGCTGGCGCGGTCGTGGCGCAGGCAACAGTCCCAGCGGCGGTCGCTCAGGCAAACGCAGATGCTTCTCGTGCTGGAACGGCGGCCGCATATGCCCCTGCGCAAGCTCAAGCGAATGTCGAATCGACTCAGGCTGGAACTGGTCTGACGACGGCTCAGACGGGCGTCACCAATCAGCAATTGGTCGCGCCTCCCGCGGCGATCGCCTCGTCGCAGAAGGAATACGACGACGGACAACGGAATCAGCAGATCGCCGACCAATCGGGCGAACTCGCCGGCGCGTTCAATCAGATCGAGAACGGCGGCACGAGTGGTTTGCTCGGGGCGACGTGGGATCAGGCAGGCCGGAAGTGGACAGGCGACACGTCGAAGCTTCAGCAGTTGCGACAGGAGGCTGCATCTCTGGTCACGCAGGCCGAAACGGCGAGCATGGTCAACGGCAATTTTACAGACGCGTCGACGGCTCGTGCAGTGCAGAACGTGCCACAGATCACGGACAGTCCGAAGGCATGGGCCACGTACCTGCAAGCGCGGCAGAAGTTCCTCGCGTCGAAAGCCGCATGGTCGAACGCTCGCGGCGATTGGGCGCGCAGCAATAACGGCTCGTTCGGGCCGGCGTACCGTGACATGACTATCCAGACGCCGAGCGGGGCGGCATTCGTCAAGCAGGGTGACAGCTTCACGCAGTTCAGCAAGAAGGCGGCGCCGAGCTACTACACGACGCCGGGCGAAAACTCCTTCGATCCGACGAAATGACCAACAATACCTTTCCCGTATCGTATCGCGACCCGGTCTACGCTGCGGCCGATGAGGCCGCGTCTGCCGCTGCTGGAATTCCTCCTGGATTGCTACAAAGCGTCCGCGTAGCAGGTGAGCGATCGAACGCAGATCAGGTTAGTTCGGCAAAAGCCGTTTCGCCGTACCAATTTACGCCGGCAACGCGTCAGCTCATCATCAAGAAGTACAACATCGATCCGACATCCTCGCCACAGGCCGCTGCGCTCGGTGCTGCATACCTGTTGAAAGAGGGCATCGATCGTACTGGCAGCGCTGCCGGCGCGGTGACGCAGTACATCGGCGGCACGGACCCGAAGAATTGGGGCGGACAGACGCGCGCGTACACCAATCGCGTGATGGCGAACTTCACGAAGACAGGCGGCCAGGATACGCCGCAGGCCGATCAGATCCCGTCTGCTCCGCTTCCGAGCGCTGCGTCGTACGGGCTCGATCCCTCCGTAGTTGGGTTAGGAGGTTCCGGACCTGCTCCGGTGGTTCCGGCTACGGTGCAGGCTCCGAAAGCCGCGGCGCCGGGTGCTGGTGTCAATGCTCAGGTTGTCGCGGACTACAACGCCGGACGGCTGTCGCCCGAAGACATGGATGCAGTAGACCAGCGCGTGAAGGCTGGCAAGCTGGCGATTGACGCTGGCGCATTGCAACGCCCGCAACAGTCTCAGCAGCCAACGCAGCAGCAAGCACCGGCACAGCCCAAACCGATCGGTCCGCAAACGCTCGCTGCGATGCAGGCTGGCACGCTCACGCCCGATCAACTGGCGACGATCAAGGCGGGGCTCGACAATGGCACGCTGACGATGCCGTCGCAGGCTCCGCAGCAGGCTCCCGCACAGGATGCGACTGGTCCGCAGAACGACGGCTTTGGGTCAAGTGCGGGCTTCAGCGCAGGTCTACCTGCTTCTGCCACTCCGACTGCGCCGCAGACTCCTGCGACGGCCGCAAAGAACGGTTCCACGTGGTCCGACATCGCAGAAAAGGGCGTCGGCAACGTGGCGGGCAGTCTGCTTGACATCGCATCGGCCGGCGGTCGTCTGGTTGGCGCGAATGACTTTGCCAATCAGGCACAAGCCGCGCATCAGCAGATCGATGCGCAGATAGCGCGCGACTCGAACAACAGCGTTGCGGGCAACGTGGCCGGCGTTGTCGGCTCTGCGGTCCCGTATGTTTCGATGGGCGGCGCATCGCTTCCCGGCGCTGTGGCTGGCGGTGCTGTGGCCGGTGCTGCTCCCGCTGTCGCACAGAACAAGTCTGGTGCTGAAGTTGTGCGCGACGCCGCTGTCGGTGCTGGCGCTGGTGGGGCCGGTTTCGGGCTCGGCTCGGTTGTCGGTAAAGGAGTCGCCGCGCTGGCTGAGAACCCGACCGTCGCCAAGGGCATCGCACGCCTTCAGGAGATGTTCGGCAAATCGCCGTCAGAAGCGACGAAGGTAGCGGCGAGTGGCGCGGCTCCTGACGCTCAGGTCGCGGCCGACATCGCTCAGGCAACGGACAACACCCCCGGCGGACTGGCGACGAAGCTTGAAACGGCTCCCGCGCCTCAGACGCCCGGCTATGTGCCGACCGCGGCCGAGCTGGCGAACGATGCCAACGTGACGACGCTTCAGAAGGCGAACACGAATGCGAACCCGTCGATTGCTGCCAACGCGAGCGCGAACAATGACGAGGCGATTGCGCGCGAACTGGCGCAGCAGGGCACGCCGAACAATCCGGGCACGCCGGCCAATCCGCAGGCAGCGGATCAGGCGGCCGAAGTAGCGGCGCAGCGTAGTGATGCACTGGCGGCTCAAGGTCAGGCGGAAGTTCAGCCGATGGCTCAGGACGTCGCGCAGAAGCTGACCACGCCGCAGTTCGAAGCACCGGTGAAACTCGCTCAGCGCATGGCGCGGGACGAGGGCTCGACCGTGTTCGACGACTTGCAGAAAGCGCGTCAGGCAGAAGCAGGCGATACGCTTCAGCAGATCATCGGCACGCCCGAGCAGTTGACCGCGCTGAAAGCGGCACGGAGCGAGCAGGCGACGCAGGATCTTGATCAGGTTTTCCAGAACGCCAAGCCCGCCAATCCCGCGCCTGTCCTAAACACGATCGACAGCATTCTTGCCGGGCCGAGTGGCAAGCGGCCGGCGGTCGCTCAGTCGCTGAACAACCTGCGCAACATCATCGACAACGACGGCGCGCCGATCACTGACGCGAAGACGCTGTACGACTCCATTCGGAAGGGCATCGACGATATGGTCGACCCGAAGATGGCCACGGCGAATCCTGCCGGCATCCAGGCGTCGCGCGAACTGCTGCGTGTTAAGGAAGTGCTCGACAAGCAACTCGAGAAAGCCGCGCCCGGGTTCGAAAGCTACCTGAACAAGTTCCGCGAGGCGTCCGCGCCGATCGATGCGATGCAGTCGGTGCAGAGCCGCCTGTACAGTGCTATTGATCCGGTAACGAACGAGGTCGATCCGGGCAAGCTGGTTTCCGCTATCAATAGCGTCAAAACGGAGCAGATGAAGCCGGGCGCGCGTGCGGCCGACAAGGTTCCGAAGGATACGCTCGACGCGTTGACCGAACTCGCCCGGCATCTTCAGAACAAGAACGATCTGACCGGTCTGGCTCCCGAAGGACAGGAATTCATTCGCCGCGCTCTGGCATCGAGCGAGAAGCACGCGGGCGCGAATGCCGAGTTTCAGAAAGTTCTTAACTCTCAATCGCAGGCATACAAGGAACTGCATGGCGCGCACGCTCAGAACGTCGCGGCGATCGAGTCGCAGCGCACCAGTCAGTCGGCTCTGTTTAACGCTCAGGAACTCGTCAGCGACGCTAGTTCGGTTGCCGATCTGAAGAAGCTCGACAAGCTTCTGCCTGACATGGAAGCCGCTGACCGAGCTAAAGCGATCGCGATTCGCCAGCAGAAAGCTCGCGAGTTGGCAATGAGCGAAGTTGCCGAGCGCAATCCGAATAGTCGCGGCGGCACAGAATTCAACCGCAAATCGTTCAAGGATACGGCCGACGATTTCTCGCCCTACATGGCGAAAGAGGATGCGCAGCAGTTCAGTAGCGTAGCAAAGGACTTGCACAACCAGGCGACGACGTATGCCAAAACCGGCAAGATCGGCGGCAGCGACACCGCGCAGAACCAGAGCGCGGGAAGGCGATTCGGCCGGAACATCGGCGAGGCGTTCAGGGATAGCGCGGTGCAAAGCCTGATCGGCGGTGCGCTCGGATCTGCTGCCGGTCCGTTTGGCACGGTGGGCGGCCTCGCAGCAGGCGCTTTGACTGGTGCAATCGGCCGCACGATCACGCAAAAGGTCTCGTCAATAACCACCGAGAACGCTGCGAAGCTTCTGTCTAACGGTAAACTATTGGCCGCGGCGCTACGCAATTATGAATCGCTCGCGGCGCGTCGTCTGTTCGTCGAGCAGCTATCGCAGAAAGCCGGATACGTGGCAGGCGCTACAGCCGCGAATCAGTTTAACAGTCGCCGTTAGGACAACTCATGACCAAGCCTGTTTTCAGTGTGGAGCGGTTTCAAGATGTCTATGACGAACTGTTGCCACTGCTTCACAAGCATTACGACGAGATCAGCTTGCACAAGCACCAGGGTTATGACCTGAAGCCGAACGTGGCTCTGTACCGTGCGATGCAGGACATGGATCAACTGATGATGATGATTGGCCGTCTAGAAGGCCGGATCGTCGCCTATTTTGTCGCGTTTGTGCGCCCGAGCATTCATTACACCGATTGCATGGAAGCTGCCGGCGACATTTTTTACGTGGAACCGTCCATGCGAGGACTCATGCACGGTCTAGCGTTGTTCGACGCTGCCGAGCAGGAGTTAAAGCGCCGTGGCGTGAAGTGCTTCATGGCTGGTGAAAAGATCGCGTACCCCGCGGGGCCGCTCTTTGAGCGTCGGGGCTTCGAACCTATCGAGAAAAAGTGGTGCAAATGGCTCTGACCAAAGAAGACAGACTGACGAAGATTTGGGACCGCGCAACCGCACGGTTCGATCGCGCTTATGGACCCCAGCAACAGATTCGGCTCGCGTCGCTCGAAGACCGTCGCTTCGCTTATGTCCCCGGTGCCATGTGGGAAGGGGGCCTTGGAGCGCAGTTCAACAATCGTCCTCGTTTCGAAGTGAACAAGGTGCAGAAGGCGGTTCGACGGATCGTCTCGGAGTACCGCGCCAATGCGATGACAGTCAATTTCAGGTCGAGCGAGGACGACAGCCGCCAGGATGACCTTGACGCGCTCCGTATCGTCTATAGGTCGGACGAGCAGTACAGCAGCGCGCAGGACGTTTATGTTTCCGCATTCGACGAAGCTGTGGCCGGCGGCATGGGAGCATGGCGCCTGACGAATGACTACGATCACCGCGCCGAAACGGATATTGACGACGACACGCCGCAGCGGATCTGTTTCGAGCCTATCCCTGACGCCGACATCAGCGTTTTCTTCGATCCGGACAGTCGCAAGCTCGACAAATCAGATGCGAAGTGGTGTACGGTGCTCAATCCCATCTCGTGGGACACGTACACGACGGAATACCTTGGCGATGCCGTGACACTGGCTGAACGCCCGAGCAGCTTTAAGGAAGTTCGCTCGCTGAAACAGTTCGACTGGTTCACGAACGATTCCGTCTATATCGGCGAGTACTACGAGGTCGAGCAGAAGACCGAGCAGTACTCCGTGTGGCGCGAACCGCATTCCGGGCTTGAGCAAAAGGTCTATGCCGGGCTCGACGCTGAGGAACGCGAGGAAGCGCAGGAAGAAGAGGACCATTGGGCGTCGGTCGGATACGTGAAGGTCCGCGAGGGCAAGCGCAAATGCAAGCGCGTGCGCAAGTACTTCATGGATGGCTGTGGCGTGCTGAAGGACTGCGGCTATATCGCCGGCTCGGAGATCCCGATTGTTGTCGTCTATGGCATCCGCCAAGTGATCGACGGTATCGAGCGCTTCCAAGGTGCTGTGCGGCTGGCGAAGGACTCGCAACGGCTGTACAACATGCAGATCAGCACGTTGGCCGACATTACTGCCTTCACGCCGCGCGAGAAACCGATCTTCCTGCCGGAACAGGTCGCCGGGCATGAATTGGCGTGGGCGCGCGATCTGGTCGACAACAACCCTTACCTGACGATCAACCCGATTACGGGCTCTGACGGCTCGTCGACGGTCAGCGGCCCGGTGGGTCACATCAAGCAGCCGGACGTTCCGCCTGCATTGGCCGGTCTGGTGCAGATCACTGCGGCCGACATGCTCGACGTGACGGGCGGCGATCTGGCGGCCGGTCAGGTAACGGCAAACACGTCTGATGCTCTTGTGAGCCGTGTTCAGGCGCATCAGGACATGCAGGTCTATATCTTCATCGACAACATGTCGCGCGCGATGCAGCGGTGCGGCAAGATTTATCTGTCGATGGCGTGCGACGTGTACACGGAGGAAAAGCGCAAGTTCTCGTCCAATGGCGAGGACGGTTCCCCCGAATCGGCAACAATCAACGTGCCGTCGATCGACGAATACGGCAATCCGACGATCGCCCGGGCGTTCACGAACGGTCTTGACGTGTTCGTTGACGTAGGCCCCGCGTTCAACAGCCGGAAGGATTCGACGGTGAATGCGATTGCCAAGATCCTGCCCGGCATCGTCGACCCACAGATGCAACAACTGATGGTCGCGACGCTCGTCCGAAATCTGGACGGAGAGGGGATGGAGGATCTGTCCAAGTTCGCGCGCATGCAGCTCGTCAAGGCCGGTGTCGTCAAGCCGAATGACGAGGAAGCGCAGGAAATCGAAGCCGAGCAGCAACAGGCCGCCAATGCACCGCCTGACGCTCAGACGGTCGCTCTGCTGGCACAGGCTCGGGAGTCTCAGGCCAACGCGACCAAGAGCGAAGCATCCGCGGTGCAGAGCCTTTCGGCGGCCGAACTCAACCAGGCGAAAGCGGCGCAGGCGATCTCCGACACGAACGCAAGCCAGTTGTCGACGATCATGGCTATGCTTCAGGGCATCCAAGACCGCGTGAACGCGCAGGCCGGGCAGGTGAGCCAGAGCCAGCCGCAGGGGCCGATGGACGGCAAGGTGGATGCGGCGATCTCAACCGGCAACGCGGCGCCGTCTCCGGGCGTCAACGCGCTTCACGGCGTGCAACAGGTCGATCCGTCCGCGCAGCAGTTGACCGCGGGCAACGCGCCGGCCGCTGCACAGGCGCCGGTACACGTCACCAATCGCCCGGCGGTGGGTAGATGAAGCCATTCCCCATAATCAAATCATGCCGTGATAGTTGTTGGAAAAATGACCATTGGCTTTCGCCTAAGAGCGTGCCGTGGGATGTGGTCATCAAGCATAACCAGCAAGCCATGATCAACCACGGTCAAAGCGTCAACGGTTTGGCATCACGAGGCGGCTTGTCATGGCGCGAATTGGCATGTGTGCTCGGTGATCGTACGTGGAATGACTACGGCGAACGGCTTGGGTCGGAATTGGCAGCGTTTCATGCTTGCTGCAACATGATCATTCGTGAGTTGGACGATATGACCCGTGGTGGTGACCATTGAGCGAGGTTTCTCTACCGGAATGGGCTGAATGCCTGCTTAGCCAGGGTCCGCGCTATACCGTGTTTCACGGTGGGCGCGGCTCGGGCAAGTCGATGTCGTTCGGCACGGCTCTGGTTATCCGCGCTGCGTCCGAGCCGCTTCGTATTCTGTGCTGCCGGGAAATTCAGCAATCGATCAACGAATCGGTCAAGTCGATGATTGAATCGCGGATCGCGGCTGCCGGCCTATCGGCATTCTTCACGATCAAGAATACCGAGATTTCCGGGATGAACGGCAGCAAGTTCATTTTCCGCGGGCTCTCGGATGTGACGGCTGATTCGATCAAGTCGCTCGACAACATCGATATTGTCTGGTGCGAGGAAGCGCAGGCACTTTCGCAGCGCTCGTTGGACCTTTTGTTGCCGACCATCCGGAAAGAGACTTCCGAGATCTGGATGTCGATGAATCCGGAAATGGACACCGATCCGGTCTACACGACGTTCATTGCCAAGCCGCCGGCCAATGCGCGCGTGGTTCAGGTCAATTGGGACCGGAATCCTTTTTGGAACGTGGCGCTAGAAGCCGAGCGTCAGCGCTCGAAGGCTGACGACCCAGACCGATATGATCACATCTGGGAAGGCGTCCCGATGGCGGCGACCGATGGCGCGATCTACCGGAAGGAAATGCACGCGCTTTCAGTCGGCAACCGGATTCGCCCGATAGCAGAAGATCCAGCGCTGACAACGCATGCTGTGTTCGACCTTGGCGTCGCGGATCTGACATCGATCACCATCGCGCAAGCTGACATCAGCGGTCTTCGCGTGCTGGCGTTCCACGAAGATCACGGTTTATCCCTGAAAGACTATAGCGATTGGCTGATTCAGAACGGATGGAAGCACGCCACAATATGGCTGCCGCACGACGGCCGCGCTCGCTCGCTGCATACCGGGATGTCGTCGGAAGCGCTGATGAAAAGCTACGGATGGGATGTGCACATCGTTCCGTCGCTGCCGGTTGAGACTGGCATTCAGCAAACCCGTGCGGCGCTGAAGACGGCGTTTATCTCGGATGAGTGTGATGTGCTGTTAGAGCACCTTCGCCGATACGCACGGAACAAGGCGGGGCATCCGCAGCATGACGAGCACTCGCACGCCGCGGACAGCTTCCGTTATACCTGTATTTCGATGACGCACTTCAAGAACGTGGCCGAGTACCGGGCGAAACAGACGAACCTAGCAGCGAGCGTCAAAATCATTCCAACGGTTAATCATTGGAACCGCATTTGAGGTCAATGACCATGCTGATTCGGTCGACGGACGATTCGTTGCGAACCTCATGGACAAGTTTGTTGTCAAAATAAAACAATCTACCAGTTAGCATTTGCAGCGATTCGTCACCACATGTGATGACGGCGCCGGGTTGACCTTGGATAACCAAATGGAATCGTTTGTAATATTCCGTATGCGCGGGAGTATCCGCGTGCGGATAAATGCGCCCGCCAGGCCTGATTCTATTGATGAGAACCCGCCCGATCCGCGTCGCCTCGACGAACCGCGCCAGATCGAACACGAACGCATGCGCCTGCGTCAGCTTCGACCATGCCGGGTACGCGATCGACTCGTGCTGGTCGTAGCCGGCGAGGTTGTTCGACTTGTACATCTCGATCTCTTCCTCGCTCATCCCGGTCTGGATCTCCGGGAAGCGCAGCATAATCGTGTCGGTGTCGCCGAACGGCCCCTGCGGGTAGTTCCGCAAGAACGTGTCGGCCGTCCACAGTTCGGGATTCATCGAAATCGCCAGCGCGAGGGCGCCGACGTCCATGCCGTCTTTAATTACTCGGAAATTTCTCATAATCGCTTCAAATTAGGTTACCAACGAACCAGATTCCATAGAGGATCGTAATAATCACGCTCCATCCGAAGATAGCCTTGAGCACCGACGAACCATTGCGCCGGATGTCGCCAGCCAGTTCGAACGGGAAGGCGAGAATGCGGATGACGATCTCCGCGACCGCCTGAAGCAGCCCCATGCGGACTAGGCCGATCGCCAGGCCAATGAGCACGCCGACGACAAGCGCGTGACTGAGTGCGTACATCATTTCTTTTCTTTCTCCTTTTCGATCTCGATTTGCTTGCGCAGCATGTCGCGCACCACCTCCGCAAACGATAGGTCGTGCTTCTCGGCATATTCCACAAGCCATTTAAGCATCGGCTCGGGGAAGAAGAGGCTAATCCGTTTCATGTGGTCATGATAGGCATACAATTCGCGCATCACAAGATATTTTTACCGTATACTTGACACATCGCATCTTTCCACCTACAGGTGAGTGAATGGAACAAGAACTCGAAACGCAGAAACCCGAACTTGAGCAGGAACATCCAGCCGAAATCTCGGCTCCCGCTTTGTTTGACGATGAAGATCAGGAGTCCCAAGAGCAAGGGCCCGCGGAGGGCGCCGAGCAACCCGAAGGCGAGTCCCCGTCGCTGAAGGGCCAACCGGCGCCCAAGTGGGTCGCGGAGTTGCGAAAGAGCCACAAAGAGGTAATGCGCGAGAAGCGCGACCTGCAACGCAAGGTCGAAGAACTTCAGGCCAAGCTGCCGCCGCCGGTCCCGACTCTCGGCGCGAAACCGACGCTCGATCAGTTCGACTACGACGAGGGGAAGTTTTCGGAAGCGTACGACGCCTGGATGGAGCAGAAGGCCGCGGCCGATGCAGCCGACCGCGCCAAGCTGGACGCGCAGCGGAAGGAGCAGGAAGAGGTCGAGGAATTCAAGAAGACCTACGCCACGCGCAAGAAGTCGCTCGGCGTGGAAGACTTCGAGGAAGCCGAAGCGGAAGTCGGCGCGATGCTCAATCAGACGCAGGTCGGCCTGATGATGCGCGGTGCGGACGATCCGGCCGTGCTCGTCTACGCGCTCTCGAAATCGCCGTCCCGGTTGATGGATCTGGCTAAGATCACCGATCCGGTCAAGTTCACCGTCGCAATTGCAAAACTGGAGCTTTCATTGGCTACGAAGAAAACCAACCGTCCGGCGCCCGAGCCGCGCGTGACCGCCGAACGAGGCTCCGGCTTCAGTGCATCGAACAACCAACTCGAAAAGCTGCGCGCCGAGGCAGAGCGCACCGGCGACTACAGCAAGGTGGTTGCGTACAAGAAGCAAATGCAGAAGTAAGTATGTAGCGCTTGCCACACATAACCAAAAGTAGTAGAGTTTAGGAAAGCTAATTATCGCCTGACTGAGCTAAATCCTTTCAGGCGATAAGCAGCCCGTTTCACGTATCTCAGCCCCATCGGCGCGGCACGCCTGCGTTAGTCCTAGCTGGATGCGAAATCTGTGGCCTTTCGGCCATTCATTTTTCGTCTTTTACTTAGGATTACACACAATGGCACAGCCCCCGGCCGCACCCTTTTTGTCCACCGCAAACTCGTTCTCGAAAGAAGAGCGCATCGCGTTCGAAAACCTTCTCGAAGGCTTCAATGACCAGTTGGTCATGTCGAAGGCCGTCACCGTATTCCAGAACGACCAGACCATGATGGCTCGCGCCGGCGACATCATCCGTCGCCCGATGCCGTACATCGCCCGTTCGTTCTCGGGCCTCGACCAGACTTCGAACTTCGTCGGCAAAACGCAGCTGACCATCCCGGCCGCAATCGACACGATCCGCAGCTCGCCCTGGGTGATGGACGCGACCGAACTGCGCGACGCGCTGCAAGAAAACCGCCTCGGCACCGCTGCGAAGCAGAAGATTGCTTCGGACATCAACGTCGACGTCGTGAACGCCGTTTCGACGCTCGGCTCGCTGGTCGTGAAGCGCACGGTCGCCGCGACCGGCTTCGACGATCTGGCGCAAGCTGATTCGCTGATGAACGAGTCGGGCATCGACTACGACGGCCGCTACTCGGTCTTCGGTTCGCGCGACTACAACGCAATGGCCGGCAACTTGGCTTCGCGTGCATACATTGTGGAAGGGCAGAAGGCAGCCAACGCCTATGAAATGGCGACGGTTGGCCGTCAGGTCGCGGGCTTCGAGCGCGTGCTTAAGGCCGACTACATCTCGCGTCTCACGGCTGCTGCTGGTGTGACGGTCACGGTCAACGGTGCGAACCAGTTCACCACGCCCCGCGCTCTCGCTACGTCGCCGTCCGGCCCGCTTCAGTCGAACGTCGACAACCGCCTGCAAGCTCTCGCGATCACCGTCACGTCGGGCACCGTCAAGGTGGGCGATGCATTCACGATCGCCGGCGTGAACAACGTCCATCCGATCACGAAGATCGACACCGGCCAGCTCAAGACCTTCCGTGTGGTTGGCATCGTCTCGGGTGCGGGTGGCACTGGCACGATCACGATCACCCCGGCAATCATCTCGGGACAAGGCGCGACGGACGCGGAACTCGCGTACAAGAACGTGACGGCGACGCCTGCTTCGGGCGCCGCTATCACGTGGCTCAACACGGTGACGACCGGCGTCAACTGCTTCTGGAAGAAGGAAGCGGTCGAAATCCTGCCGGGCCGCTTGGCTGTTCCTTCGGACCAGGGCATGGCCGTGATGCGCGGTACGACCGACCAAGGTATCGAGATCGTGATGGCCAAGCAGGCTCACATCGAGACGTACAAGTCGCTGTACCGTGTCGACGCGTTCTACGGCACTTCGGTCACAAATCCCGAGATGTGCGGCATTATTTTGTTCAACCAAACGTAAGCAACGTGTTCCGGGCGCCCTTCGGGGCGCTCCGCTTACCTTTGGGAGAATGCTATGGCAGCCACAAGCGAGGCGCGTGCGCTTCCTTTTTTCACGGATCTCTTCGGGCAACCGCTTGAGTCCGGGTTCATCTACATCGGTCAGGCCGGGCTCGATCCCGTCGCCTATCCCGCTGTCGTAACGTCCGACATCGCAGGAACCGTCGTGGTCGCTCAGCCGATCAGGACGACGCACGGCCATGCCGCCGCAGCCGGCGCTTTGATTCACCTGTTTGTCCAGATTCCCTATTCGATCACGATCCTCGACGGTGCGGGGCGTCTCGTCTATGCGTCGCTGAATGAAACCGATCCGGTCGCTCTTGCGATTGGATCGTCCAGCGTGCAGAGCGCGTCGGATCTCGCTGCGCTTCGTGCGCGCTCCGGTTCCTCGACGAACCAAGTGTGGGTCAGCGACATCGGGATGTACCTCAATGATCCGACCGACACCACGTCTCCTGAAAACATTCCGTTCATCATCGTCGGGAATGATGGGGCGCGTTATCACCTAAGCCTGATGGACGCGAATATCTCGTATGCGAAGATTTCGGGCGTCTCTCCCGGTGCGAAATCGCAGGGATGTTGGGTGAGTTGGAATGACGATGCACACGGCACGACTTTCCTCACGAACAACCGTGGTACGGGCTCTGGCGGCTTTTCCTTTCAGACTGTTTCGGCTGACGGAGGAACGATCGTTTCGACAGTCGTTATATCCGGTGATGGAAGCGTTACTGCGGCCAACGATGTAGTGGCAACCGACAGGTTAATTTCCGGTGGCGGCATGGTCGCCCTTGCTTCGGATTCTTCCGTAAATCTCAATTGGGACGGGACGAAATACAACCTCCCGGGCGGCCCTGTATCCGTCAATGGGTCGCTTGCAATCACGCAGGCAACGTTTCAAGGGATTATCAGAGACAACCAGTTAGCTAACGGTATCGGATCCGTGGCGGTCGGCGGCGCCGGCGGCGTCAATCCACCACAGCCCGGTACGTATGTCCCAACTGGCACCAGCGCGAACACCGTATTTCTTTTTGTGAGGACTGCATAAATGGAATATCACTCGATCGCAAATCCAGTGTGGGTCGATGCAGAGCACTCGATGGTCACTATCGACATCGTTTTCCCCTCACTCGGCGATACGCCTGTGAAGTTCAATGCATCCGACAAAGACTGCATGGACTACGGACGTGCAATCCATGCTGATCTGATCGCCGGTAAATACGGCCCGATCGCAGAACCAAAAATCGAGAGCTAAAAAACATGTCCACCATCGGGGATCTCTGCGTTATCACGTCCGTTAGCTCGGGCGACAAACTACCGATCTGGAGCAATGCGAACGGCGTCACGCGCGCGCTTCCGATTTCGGTTCTCGATTCCCGCTATCTGACGCAGGCTGATATTGCGTCGCTCGCGGCAAGTCCGACCACCGAAACGTTCGTCGCTGGCACAGACTTCACGCCCGGCGTATCGCTGGCGCTGACGCTTGCGAATCAGTTCTTTTCGGTTCACAACATTGAAGTGTTTTTCGATGCAGCCTATCAGGGACCAGATCAATACTCGCTGATAGGCTTGGGTCTGGCTTTTTCGTCGCCTATTCCTTTAGGAGTAGAAAGGGTCTACGTCAGGGGCGGCGAGACGCGTATCATTGCTGCTCCTTCGGACGGCACCGTCACCGACGAGAGTTTGGCGCCTGGATCGAACGTCGCACAGGGCATTCCTGGCGATGGAAAAGTGACTGACGTCAAAGTCTCGCCGCTCTCGAAGCTTTTTAACCGCATCAACGATTCCGTCAGCATCACGGACTTCGGCGGTTCGCCTAGCAATCCGAACAACACGGCCGCGCTTCTGGCTGCGATAGCGGCATGCCCTGCCGGTCGAAAGCATGTGTATATCCCGAAAGGGAAGTGGAATTTCGTTGGCACGGCTGCCTATACGATGGGCCTCACGAGCGAGGCGGTGATGATCTATGGCGCTGGCGCCGACATCACGGAACTCAGTTGGGCGAGCGGAAACGGCCTCAAACTGAACTACCTCGGGCCGTTCAATTCTGTCCACATGCGCGACCTGACGTTCACGACGGGGGCGATTGTGTCGGGCTCTGGTTTATGGCTGAACCAGACTGCGTCTAGCATCCCGAACCCCGCGCTCAATGCGCTCTCGACGGTGCGCGACTGCGTTTTCCGCGGCAGCGATGGCTATGTCATCGCAGACACATGGGATACCGGCCTTCACATCTTCGGTGTGTCGAACGTCAACGTCACGAGCTGCGCATTCCTCGGCAATGCCGCGCTCGGCGGCGCTGGTCGCGGGATCTTCATTGAGGGCGTCGCCGGTCTACCGCCTGTCGCATTCAACGTAGTGTCGTGCAACTTCGCATGGAACGACGTCGGCATTGATTACGGCAACTTTGTCCAGGGTTTGAGCGTCGTGTCGAGCAACTTCACGGGCGGCAACTTCGGAATATCAAACCAACCGGGCTTGACCGAACTCGACCAGCTCACTGTAACAGCGAGCCAGTTCAACCAGATTCTCGTGAATATCCACGAGCAAACCAACATCGCGAACACGATGATTATGGGCAACGAGTTCATTATCCAGTCGAACGCGATCGGCATAAACCTTCCTGCCGCTGGTTTTTACAGCGTCGTCGGAAACACCATCGGCGGCAACGGCTTCACAAACACCAATGGAATCTCGATCGACAACAGTTCGTCCCCCGGGATCATCACTGGCAACGCATTCCTTGGGCTCACTACTGCTGTCAATTTGCAGGCGGCCTCCTCGGGCGCCAACGTCCAATCTAATTCGTATGCGTCTTGCTCTAACACCGTCGTCAATTCGGGAACGGGGAACACGGTCGGCGGCGGATCTCAATAAATAAATGTAAATCGGGGAAAAAAATGAATGACGTCGCGGCCAGTGTCGCAAAGGCGGTGCCCCCATTGGGGGCCAATTATTGGCTCTGGTTCACGAGCCACGACATCAATTGGTATGTGGCGTTGTTCACGATCGCCTACATCGTTTTGCAATCGTTCTACCTCATCAAGAACAAGGGGCGCAAGGGAAATGACTGACGACAATCTTCGCACTCTGATCGCGGAGCTTCGGCGCGACGAGGGCGTCGAGTACACGCCGTACAAGGATACGAAGGGGATTCTGACGGTGGGCGTCGGCCATAACCTGCAAGCATCTCCGCTTCCGTCCGGATGGTTATATCCGCTTACCGACGAACAGGTCGACGTGCTCTTGACCAGTGACGTTCGGAACGTGTTTGAAGACCTCGACCGTAATCTCCCTTGGTGGGCCGACCTGAACGACGTCCGACAGCGCGTTATCTGCAACATGTGTTTCAACCTCGGTATGCCAAAGCTCGCCGGGTTCAAGAATACGCTCGCAGCAATGCGGCAAGGGAAGTACGACGACGCAGCCCGGGGGATGCTCAATTCCGCTTGGGCATCGCAGGTAAAGGGCAGGGCTACACGTCTTGCCGACATGATGCGCAAGGGGGTTTGACATGGCATTCGGGATCGATGATGCAATCGCTGGCGTTAGCAAGCTTCTCGACGACGGCATCAACAAGATTTGGCCTGATCCAACCGCGAAGGCGACCGCTGAAGCCACGCTTATGAAGGCGCAGACGGACGCCGCGCTCGCGATGATGGCTCAGCAGATGTCGATCATGCTGGCCGAAGCGCAAAGCAAAGATCCGTGGACTAGTCGCGCGCGCCCGAGCTTCATGTACGTCATGTACATCCTGATCCTTTGTGCGATCCCCATGGGCGTCCTGGCCGCGTTCAGCCCGGCTACAGCGATCGAGATTGCGCAGGGGATGCAGGCGTGGCTCAAGGCTATTCCTGACGCGCTATGGACGACGTTCGGCACCGGATACGGCGGCTATGTCATCGCACGCAGCTTCGAAAAATCCAAGGGGATGAAATAAATGAAACGCCTTCTGACTGGCGCGCTCGCGCTTCTCTCGTTCGCCGCGTTCGCTGCGACAACCACGCCCGTTCAACTGCTGAACCCGGCCGGCTCAACGGCCGGACAGGTGATCGTCTCGACGGGCGCAACGACGGCGCCCGCATGGGGAGCGGCGACATTGGCCCCCATCGCGTCCAACACCGTGCTAGGCAATACGACGGGTTCTTCAGCTATCCCGGGCGCCATCTCGGTTTCGAACTGCGCCGGCGCGTCGTCGGCACTGAACTACACGGCGGGTTCCGGGTTCGGCTGCAACGCGACCATCAACGCTGTCACCCTTGGGGGCGCCACGTTTTCATCGCCCGGTCCGATCGGTTCCGTCTCGTCGAGCAGTGGCGCATTCTCTTCGCTGAGTACGCCGTCAGCGACTATCGGCGGAGGCACGATCGACAATACAGCCATCGGCGCCACTGCATCGAGAACAGGAAAGTTCACGACCCTCAACGCCAGCGGTAACGATGCGCTGCTTTATCAGAACAGCAGCGCGCAGAGCATCCCAAGCGGCGTTAGCACGACGGTCACAGGATGGACGAAGGTCTATGACCGTGTAAACGCTAATTTCAACGCGGCGACCGGCGTATTCACCGCGCCAGAGACCGGCTATTACATGGTCACGTGCAATCTCACATACTCGTCGGCAACAGGCGTATTAGGTTCTGTATCGGCAAATATCAACGTCAACGGGACGATCGTAGCGGCCGGACAGACAGCGATCACGAGCACATCCGCTGCCATTACCCCAGTCTCTGTTACAGGGGTGGTGCTATTGAATGCCGGTCAGACTGTGATCATTCAGACCGGCCAGAACAGCGGTTCAGCGCGTACGTTGGGTGGATCGACGACTGATTTCATCTCTATCGCACGCCTTCCCTGATTTAAATCTTCCTCAGAATCACGGTGCACTGCCCGAGCGGTGCACCTCCTCCGACTCGCTCTCCACCCTCGATGTAACGCTCGACCTCAAATCCCAGGTTCTTCGCCCAGAGATTGATGACGTTCCGCTCGATGAACTGGTTCAAGTGGGGCGTATCCGACCCGCGCGCGTAGGCGATCGTCGCATCGAACACGTTCCAGTGTCCCGGCGACGCGAACTCCAAGAACGAGAACACAACCTTCCCGCCCGGCTTCAGCGCGCGCTTCATGTCTTCGAGATAGATGTACGTCTCGTGGTGCAGTAGATGCGTGAACACGCTGAATGCGCAGGCGATATCGATCGACGCGTCTTCAGCGGGAACTGACAAGGAGAGATGGCGGATGAATCGGTAATGCTCGGGCGTCTTCGTCGCAGCGTAGTCGAGCAGCGCCTGCACGACATCGGTCCCGAGATACTCGATCCGGCCATCCTCCTGACCGAGCATCGCGGCGAGCCGCCCGCTGCCGCACCCCAGATCGAACACCGACATTCCCGACTTCAGCCCGGCCGCCTTCAATATAGCCGTCTCGATCTTCCCGACACCGTCATAGTCTCCACCGACAGCCAGCGCCATCGCCTCGTCGATCGGGTGTGCTGCGACCAGATTATCGACGTGCTTCTCGTAATCTTCGATGAAGTGGAATTTAGCCATATGTCACCTATTTTTTCGATTGTTTGCTGCGGGTGTACGGAAGTTTGTTCTGACATTTCCGATTATTTCGTCGGCAGATTCTAGCGCAAGTCCACGTATCGAACGATGCTCAAAATTTAAGCGTCTGGAATGGCGCTGTAAGTCTTTGATTTTGCTAGTGCGTCATTGTGCATTTGTGGCACCCAAACAGGGGCACTAAAACGCACGTAACTGTTTGATTCGATTGACGAAAACAGCGTTTTTCAAGCATTACCTGCGAGGTAAGATGAAACGCCCGAAAACCCTTTCTCAGTAAGGCACCGTCTATTATCGTTAGATATTCGTCTAGAATTATCAGACGGCAAGCTTCACTTCGACCCATTCGGATCCGCGCACGTCTCGGTACATTTCGGTCATGCTGGCCGACTTGTGCCCCATGATCGCCTGGGCGAATTCAGGGCTGTACTGATCGGCGTATAGACGCGCGGCGAGGCTGCGCAGTTCGTGGAACGACGCCGGCTTCTTGCCATCTTCCCATTTGATCTTTGCTTCCGTACGGGCCAGCCGGAAGCCTCGCGTCAGCGAATCCGGATCGATCGGATAACCCGGTTTCTGGTTCCCGATGGTTCGCGCATGATGGATCATCGACTTCGAAACGACCTTATCCCGGCACCGCTTGATTACGTCGTCCAAAGACAGACCCAACGCATCCATGCGAACAGCCAACGGAATCCGGAGCCTCATCTTCGTTTTCTGCTGCTCGACGAACAGGAATCCGTCTTTCGCGTCTGCGAACAGCATATTTGCGACATCTTCCCGGCGCTGCCCTGTCAGCAACGCGAGTTCAAAGCTTCGCGCCACCCATGGCTCCATCTTGCCGGCTTCCTTGTAGATCGCCCGAAACTGCTCAAGCGTCAGGCGCGACCGCTCGACCTCGATTTCCGGCGTGCGCGTCACGGTCACCGGGTTCTTCCCGGTGTCGATCATTCCCTTCGTCTCCGCAATGCGCATCATGTCGTACAGCGTCTTCCGGACGAGCTTCGCCATATTCGGCTTATCGATGCCATCGAGGAACTCGGCAACCTCGCGCGTCTGGATCGACCGCAAGTGCTTATCGACGAATGGCGCCTTTACGACAGCGCGCACGCCAGCTTTGACCGTCTGCATGGTGCTCGGCGTCGGGCTGCGTGTTTCCTCGTAGATCGTCTGGTATTCGACCGACCATTCCAGTAGCGTCTTTTCGTCCGGCGCCGTCATCCGCTGCACGACCGACCTGTAACCGCGGCTGCTTTCCAGCTCAGCGTTTGCCGCCCGAGCCTCCCCGAACGCCTTTGCCTGGTCGCGGCCGATCCCGTAATCCTTCTTCGTGTCAGGATTTCGGTAATAAAAATAGCCCGCGCTGTTCTGGTACA